CACGCTCGCCAGAGCTCGGTCAAGCTCCTGGCGGAAGCGGTCCCGCATGTCGTCGCGGTAGGCCACGCCCTCGGCAGTGGTGTCGGTCTCGGCGACGATCGACCGCACGAGGTAGGCATGCGCGGTCGTGAGCTCGACCACGCCGGCGTATCCGCCGGGGTGGCGCTCCTTCGTCCCGAGGTCGTCCAGCAGCATCTCCCACGCGCGCTCGATCAGCGCGGGCACCCACGCGCCCGAGGGCAGGCGCTTTCGCAGGCTGGCGTCGAGGTCGAGCAGCAGCGACTCCGTGAGGTGCGAGCGCGGCGCGTAGCGGGTCACGTCGAAGGGGATCGCGATCAGCTCGCCCGTGTCGGGGTCGACCCACTCCACGCGGCTCTGCCTGACGATCTCCGCGGTGCAGGCGCTCGACACGGCGACGGTGATGCGGGTGCCTTGGAAGGCCGCTCCCGAGGCTTTGGCGCGAGCCAGCGGACGCGCCAGCGACACGGCGAGTCCAGACACCGCAGCCACCAACACCGACTCCCCGCCCGCGCTCTCCGCGCCGCCGACGAGGTAGCGTCGTCCAGCGACGATGCCCGTGGCGCTCGTCACGGCGAGAGACGTGCTGCCAGCCGCGGCGGCGCTCGACAGCGTGGTGTTGACACCATCGAGCGTCGGAGTCGGAGTCGCCTGCGCCGCGCCGCCCATCGAGCGCACGGTTGCGGTGCCAGCCCCGCTCGGGCGCGACGGCAGGTCGAAGGTGATGCTGCCGCTGCCGTTGTACTGGACCCAGCGCATCAGGCGACCTTGCGCGAGCTGGTGGACTTCGGCGTGTGCTCCTCGACGAGCCACTGGCACTGGCCGTTGGACTCCTCGACCACGCCGCGCCGATCGGGAGTCGAGGCGCGACGGTACTGCTTCGGAGCGACGCCGACGCCCCACATTGACAGCACCTTGATGGCGTCCTCGATCGCAAACGGCGACGCCTTGCGGGTGATGTCGACGTAGCGATACAGGTCGCCGCGGCTTCGCTCGCGCGCCTGGCGAGCCTCGGCGTTCCATCGCGAGAGTTCGTGCTTGTCCGCAGTGGCGGGCACGTTGCCGCCGAGGTTGCCGACCTTGGTCCGCAGCACCTTGCCCTTGAGCTCCGGTGGCATCAACCGCCCCTGCGCGTCGCGGTCGGGCGGGTTCTCGCCCTCGACGAGCGCGAGCATCCATTGCCGTCCGTGGTCGTAGATCGTCTTCCCCTCGCCGTCGGCGTTGTCGCGCAGCATCGTCACCGCGAGGTGGCGGACTGCATCGTCGGTCTGCGCGAGTGCCACCGTGAGGAGGGGCACGCCATCGCGATCGAGTCGTCGGAGTTCGTCGGCCACGTACGCGCGGCGCGACTGATCCCCGAGGTGCTCGACGGTGGCCCAGCGGTCGAAGGCGAGAGGGAGGACGATCACGATTGAGAGGCTCCTTGGTTGGTCAGACGCCCGTGACTTCGAGGACGAAGGTCACGGCAGAGAGGTCACCGCTCGCCTCGGCGTCGCTCGCGGCGCTGATGTCACGCACCTTCAGCTTGCCCGTGGCGGCCGCGTAGGACGCCGCGGTGATGAAGGTCGGCTGGTACTTGTCGTCGGCAGCGGTCGGCTGGCCGATGAGCTTGACCCCGTAGACCTTGGTGAAGCCACCGCCCGCGAGGGACGACAGGTTGATCACCGAGCCGCCCGCGTCGTAGGACGCAGGGCCGACGGCGGTGACGACAGCGCGGCGCTCGTGAACGCCGAACTCGTTGGAGAGCTGAGTGACAGACGTGAATGCGCCCATGGTCGTGTCCTCCTATCAGGCCGTAATGCCGGTGAGCTTGCCGTGCTTGCGGCGGTTGGCGACCTTGAGTGCGCACGCCATCGACGCGACGACTTCCTGGTTGTCGTTGACCTTCGCGAGGTTCTCCACCTTCAGGTCGCGGTGCATCACGAGCTGCACGCCCGACGAGAGGTCGAGCCAGTACATCTCGGTCGTCGTCATCCGGCGGATGTTGATCAGCGGGATGCCGTTGTAGGTCGGCGCCGACCGGAGGAGCCCGAGGTCGACCGGGCCAGAGAGCGGCAGGTTCATCCGCGAGTAGGACGAGCTCGCGCCCATGATCGAGACGTAGTTGGTGATCTGGTTGGCGGCGCAGAGGATCACGCTCGGCGTCGCGTTGTAGGGCACCGTGGTCAGCGCCTCGTAGGTGTCGTGCATGACCGCCGCGCTGAGCGCGCCGCCGATGCCCTGCTCGTACGCCGCCCACGTCGAGTAGGAGCCGGGAGCGAGGCCCGCGTAGGTGTCGCCGCTGTCGACGATCGACGCGATGCCGCGATCCTGCGTCGAGCCGAGCAGCGTGGACTCCAGCAGGCTGTAGAGATCCTTCGTCGCGTTGGCGATCTCGGCCTGGAGCAGATCCTCGAAGGTGCCGCCGCGCGCCACCTGATCGAGGACGTGACCCGTCACGCTGGCCACCGCGCGGAGGTAGAAGGGCGACAGCACGGCGCGCGCGAGGTTGCGGCGGTTGGTGCTGCCGATCGCCTGGTTCTCCACGAAGATCTCGGCGTTGTCCGTGCTGCTGTACTGCACGTTCCACTCGAACGGCTGCGCGCCGTTCGAGGGCACGACGAGGCCGTTCTGGAGGAGCAGGTTGTACAGGTCGGTCGGCCGCGACACGAGGTCGACGGGGATGCCGGGGCTGACGTTCTCTCGCACTGCGATGCCCGCGAGGAGGGCGTTCGTCTGGGACATGATGCGTGTCTTTCACGCGAGGGCCAGAGCGCGCGGCGGGGCCGGGTCTAGCCGTTGCTCCTGCTCGCCCTAGCGCGAGCGGTGAGGTCTTCGTTGTCGGCGGCGTCCATCTGACGGACGAGCTTGGCTGCCCATGCCATGCCAGCGTCGCCGCCCCAGAGCAGCCACGCGACGTAGGCAGGCGACTGCTTGTCGCGCTCGCGCGCGCGCCGCTCCACTGGGTTGTCGTGGCGAGCGAACCACGCGTTCATGGTGCGTGCCTTCTCGAAGGTCACGTCGTCGCCGCTTGCCATGCGCGTGGCCCACGCGACCGTCGCAGGCTGGAGGCCGTCGCCCGAGTAGCCCTGCTCATGCAGCGCCAGACCACGACGCAGCGCTTCGACGACGCCTTGCGGCGGCGCGAAGTTGATGCCGCGATAGCGGTCGGGCACTGGCATCGCTCACCCAGCCCGGCGCAGCCCGAGGGCGACCGCGGTCTTGCGTGCAAGGTCGGTCAGACCAGCCGAGGTCGACAGGTCGACAGGCGCGGGCGCAGTCGGCGGCACGACGACCGCCGACGCGGGCGAGCCACCAGCGGGCGCGAGCGGCTTGAGCAGGAAGGGCTTGCTCGCGAGGTAGCTGCGGAGGTGGTCCTCGATGGTCTGCCGCGGGTCGCGCGACACCACCACGCGCCCATCGTCGGCGACAGTAAATTGATCGGCGACGAGGGCAAGCACGGTGTCGGCGTCGATCGCTCCGACCTTCTCGGCGACCCGCACCACCTCGCTCCGCACAAGGGCGCGGCGCATCACGTCGTGGCCGTCGTGCGCGGGCGCAGGCGGGGCCTTGTGCGGCTCGACGACCGGAGGCGGTGCGACGACAGGCGGCACGACGACGGCGGGCGCAGGCGGCGGCGCTGGCACGACCACGGCGGGGGTCGGAGTCGGCACCACGACAGCTGGTGCGGGCGCGGGCGCAGGCGCGGGAGGGGTCGTCACGGGGTCCATGCCCGTCGAGTCTCTCACGCCGCTGGTGTCAAGCGCAATCACTGTCGCGCCGCATCCCGCAGGCCGTCTGCGATTTCGCGCGCTCGACGAGCGATCGGCGCGGCGAGGCAGGGCAAATGGTAAACGTCGCCGCCCGAGACGCGCACGCGCGCTCCGACGAGGGTGATGTTGTAGGCGCGCGCGCCATCACCGCCCGCGCGCGTCGGCGCGAGCTCGATCAGTGCTCCAGGCACCGCGTAGCGCAGGAGGTCGAGGGCGTCGTCGTGCGATCTGAGCCATGTTGTGGTCATGCGGTCTCCCGAGTGACGCGCGTCGCGGCGGTCGATACCTGCTTGAGCAGCAGCCCGCTGTCGACGCCGATGCGTGAGTGTCCCTTGCGTCGGATCGTCGAGGGCCTGAGCTTGCGGAGGCGCGACTTAACGTCGCCGCCGCTCGTCGCGAGGCGCGTCGCCAGGCGGTCGCGGTACGCCTCGGCGGCGGCCTTCCAGGGCGCTGACACTGGAGCCTTGCCGCGCGCGACGAGACGCAGCGCGTCCACGAAGGCGTCGTTGACCTCAGACTTCATGACGTTGGTCACCTCCCGAAAGTCCCGACCGCCGCGCTCCAGCCAGCGGAGCTTGAGCAGCGCGTCGTTGGGCAGGACGATCGCCGCGCCGGGCACGCGACCGATCGCAGCCATGGCGAGCGCGGCTGCCTTGTTGATCTCCGTGAGGCGCGTCAGACCTCGGATCGGGACAACGGCCATGGGTCACTCCTGCGATGGGGTCATCGGCGTCGCGTCGATCTCGGCCACGACCTTCGCCAGCGTCTCATCATCGAGCGCGAGAGCGGCGCTGATGGCCTGGCGGATCGCGAGGGCGGTGCCAGACGCTCCGATCCGATCGCCCACCTGCGTCAGCAGCAGCGTGGCCTTCGCCAGCGCCTCGGCTGGGTCGTCGAGGACGAAGCGCTTGGGGTAGCCGAGGGTCACGACCGCCGTGTCGAGGTCAACGCCGAGGATGGTCGCGACGAGCTGGAGGGCGCGCCGCTCGTACGCCTCGAGGTCGCGGGCGAACTGCTGCGCGCGCGCCTCGAAGTCCCGCGACCGGACGCGCAACGCCTCGCCACTCTGAGTCTGCGCCGACTGATCCGCCTGCACTTCCAGGCCCGCCGTGCGGTAGGCCAGCGCGATCAGAAACAGCGCGTGCGTCCGCAAGTCCGTGAGGGAATCCGGCGGGAAGGTGACCCACGACGGAGAGCCCGCGCCCTCTGGCGCAGGAAGCGCGGTGCCCGGCCCGACGCGCAGATCAACCTCTGGCTCCAGCCCGCCTCTGGCGGTCGTCGGCACCGACAGAAACGGCGGCGCGCGGCGTTGCGTGTCCTCGACCTGCGAGAGCAGCTGGTAGACCTGACGCCCGATCGCGGCAGGAGTCGCGGCAAGTGATCGACCGGACGGCACGCGCGACAGCGGGTCGCGTCGGTGCGACGCGAACACCACCGGCACCTTGCCTGGGACAGCGTGCGAGCCGCTCGAGATGGGCGTGCCCAGCTTGGCCTCGCCGACGCCCTGCGACGCTCCGAGCGAGACGACGTGGCGCTCCCAGCCATCGCGCGTGTACCGCCAGATCGTGACGATCTGACTCTGACGCTGCTCGTCCACCACTGGCGAGTCCGCGTAGGCAAACTCAGCGAGGCCCTCGTCGTCGTAGCTCGCCCACGCCCACGCCGTCGGAGGCACCACGCGCGCGCGCACCGAGACGCGCGCCGCGATCTCCTCTTCGCGCGTCGTCGCGGCGTTGACCCGCGGCGGCTCGATGACCACCGCCACCGCGCCGTGGATCGCCATCTGCCGCGCGACGATCGAGACGTGCTCGGACCATCGGCAGCCCTCGCCGTCGAGGTCGACCACGTATGGCGCGAGCTCCCCGAGGTCACGCGCGACCATCGGCGCGACCGCATCGGCGTAAGCGTCGACCACTGGCTCCGAGAGGTTCGCGTAAAACGCGAGGTGCCGACGGCGGCGGAAGTCGGCAGGCTGCTCTCCCTGCCACGGGACGAGGTACGTCCGCTCGGTGCCGCGAGGCACCTCGACGGCCACCTCGCGCCCGCTCTCAGTGCGGCGCAGCTCGTAGCCGTAGAGGCGCGCTGTGCCGAGCGTCGGCGAGCTCGGGTTGTCCCAGTGCCAGCCGCCGCGATAGGCGTCTGACAAAAAGGCGTGCCAGCCTCGCGCGTCGTCGAACAAGTAGCGGTCATCCACGGTGCAGCTCCATCACGCCGTATCGCAGGGCGTCCATCGCGTCGTCGTTGATTTTCTCAACGTCCTCGGTCAGCGAGCCATCGCGCGCGCGACGGCGCGCATAGCCCTCGAACTCTCCGATCGTATGCTGGCACGCGTCGCTGACGTAAAGGGCGCTGTGGCCCAAAACGACGCCGCGCGTGCTGCGCTCGACGGCCCACTCGAGCAGCGCGCTCACTCTGCGGATGCCCTCGGCCACGTCGTTGGCCGCTGGATAGGTGCGCGCGCGAGAGCGTAGGTGGCGGCCTGCGCTCTCGATGTGCCCAGGCTGCGACGGGTCGCAGAAGACTCGCGTCGCGCGGTAGCGCGAGCAGAGCTCGGCAAGGATCGGTAGCCAGCCGTCGGCGGTCGCCGCGACGATCTTGCCACGGTGTACCTCCTCATGCAGCACGTACACGTCCGCGCCATCGGTGGCGAGCACCATCGCAACGCCGGGGTGCGTCCAGCCCCAGTCAACAGCGACGATCACGTCCGACCATCGACGCGACGCGAGATCCGCGGAGCGGACAACGTGCACGTCGCGGGAGAACGACTCGTACACCTGACCCTCGACGCTGCCGAACTCCGCGTCGAGCCACTGCTTGCACCACGATTTTGACGCGCCGGGTCGCGAGCGCAGCGACGACTCGAAGTCTTCGGGCAGGTGCGGGTTGTCGCGCGTGCGGGCGCGCACCACGCGGCGGCGTCCGTCCGTCCATGACAGCGAGTCGCCGGTCCTCCCACCGCCTGGGCCGGTGCCGAAGTCGATCGCCGTCCAGTGCGAGCGCGTCTGCGGCGGGCCGATGATCACCTGACGACGCACGCGACCGGGATGACCTCGGCGCACGCGCGCCGCGAGCACGCGGATGGGGTCATGGCTGCGCTCGCGTGTGGCCTCGTCGAACACCAGCCAAGCGGCGTTGATGCCCTCCAGCGACTCCGTGGCGACGGTCGACCGCAGCCACAAGCGCGACTCGCCCGCAGGCGTCGGAACCGCGAGGTACGCGCCGAAGAGCGGATCGCGCTTGAGCGACCAGCACTGGCGCGGGATCGCGCGCTCCCACTCGGTCACCCAGCTCTGGAAGAGCAGAGGGAAGGTCGGCGCGGCGACGATGCCGGTGAAGCCGGGGTGCGTCTGCGTCGCGAGCGAGAACGCCTCCCAGACGGCGAGCGTGGTCTTGCCCACCCCGTACCCGCACGCTGCCCAGACCTCTGGCTCTGGCGCATCGTGGATCGCCTGCTGCCGCGCGTGCGGTTCGTAGCGCGCGACCACGCGGTCGAGCGGCTGGGACGCGATCACGACGCCTCGCGCGGGCGCACCAGCGACGCGGGAAGCTCGATGACCACGACGGGCTGGCTGACGCCCGCCGCCGCCTTGTCTGCCGCAGCTTTGGTGAGCCGTGCGTCGTGCCGCGCTCGCCGTTCGTCGTGCCTCGCCTTGGGGTCGCCTTGACGGTGCTCCAGCAGAAACGCCGCCGCGCGCCAATCCTTCGCGCCCGCGACGCGCACCTGCGCGGTGATGGCGTTCGTCGCCTTCGCGTACGCCTCGCGCGCCGCCGCGACCAGCCCGTCAACGTCAGGGTCGGAGTGCCCGCCTGCGCGGTGCTCGCGCAGCCACCCGCACCACGTCGCCCACGGGATGCCAGCCGCCTCGCAGGCCGCGCGATACGTAGAGCCCGCGAGCAGCGCGTTGATCACGGCCTCGCGCATCGATGGTCGGAAGGCGACGCGTGCTGGCATCAGGCGACCTTCACGAGACGCATGGCGTTGGCGGTCGGCGACTGCATCACCGCGTCGGGCTTCCGAAGCAGCGGCTGTTTGAAGCGCTTGTAGTCGCAGTGGTGATGATGGCGACCGAACTTCCAGACCAGCTTCGTCACGTCTGGGTGTACCGCCTTCAGCATCTCGCTCTTCGGAGCGGTGCCTTCCTTCGCATAGAACTCGGCCGTGTTGCCGCCGCCGATGGTTTGCGTCCAGACCTTCCATTGCAGGAAGGCGTTGAACTGGACCGTGCACCACCCGGCTTTGAGTTGGTCGAGCGAGAGGATCGTGTCTTCGTTGTATCGACCGCGCCAACGGAAGGGCAGGTCGTTGCGGATCAGGTTGCAGGAGTAGATGCGCGTGTTCGTGATGAACGGCGCCGACTGTTCGCGGCAGGGCTTGAACATCGCGTAGTTCGGCCCCGCCATCGCGACGTTCTCGTACCGCAGAACGAAGTCCTCCATCGCGCGCCAGAACGCCGGTGAGCGACACGGGATCTTCGAGTTGTGGTGGAGCCTGTCGAAGCGCTGGATGTTGTCGTCCATCACCCAATGCCACGCGTGGCCCGCGGCGATGGAGTGATCCCAAATGAAGTTGCGCGCCGGTCCCGGCCCCGTGCTCTTCGTGAGGCCGAGGTCGTCGCAGAGCTCGTACCTGGACTTGTAGGCCATATCGAGCGGTAGCACCGTCGCGAGAGTGCCGCGAGTCGCGCGCTGGTAGGCGTCGACCTCCTGCGGCTCGACCACGAGGAAGTGTGGGACGCCCATCGCGGTAAGCGCATCGCTCGTCAGGCGCTTCGCGTGCCGACCCTTCGACGGGATGTAGAGAGGGAAGCGCGGGCGCGCATCAATCATCGGTGACGTACTCGCGATCGGAGAACCTGCCAACGGTGCGCTCGCCGGTCTGCGGCGGAAACCACATCGTCTTCGACCCCGCGACTCCGCCCGCGACGGTGCCGCCGGTCACCCGAAGGAACTCGGCCAGCGCCTCGTCGCTGTCAAAGTGGACGACGATCGAAGCGTGCGAGGTCTTGTCCTGCGACTCGAACTCCGGCATCCCCTCCCACTCCGTCGCTGCATCGCCCGCAGGCGTGCCTTCGCGCGGAGGCGTCGCCCCCGCGAGCACCGCGTCGCCGGCTGCCTTCACCAGCGCGTCGAGCGCATCGGCGTCGAAGCCCATGTCCGCCATGAGCGCGGACTCGCGGCCGAAGCCAGCCGCCATCGCCACGATCGCCTCGGCGCTGTCGGTGCCTTGCAGGCCGCGCGCGTTGTCCGCGAGGGTCATGGCGTCGGCCTCGGCGTCGCTCACGTCGACCAGGCGCACGGGCACGCACCCGACCGGCCCGCCGAACGAGTGCTCCGCGCCGCCGCGCATCTCGCCGTCGACCTCGAGGCCCGCGAGGATGAGCTTGGCCGCTTCGAGTCGCCCGTGGCCGCCGATGACTCTGCGACCGCGGGCCTGCGCGACGATGGGCGCGCCCCAGGCGGTGCGGAGGATCGTGCGGGCGAGCGCGGAGACCTCGCTGCCGTGCAGGCGCGGGTTGCGCGGGTTTGGCCGCAGGTCTGCGACGGGCAGCCAGCTGGCGGCGGCGTCGCGCGCGTTTGGCGTGGGTTTACCGCCCATCGAGTCTGATCGCTCCGTGCGGGATGCGCCCCCGCTGTGCGTCTCTGACCTCGTCGAGCGAGCGGCAGAGGCAGACCGCGCGCCCGACGACGATGCGGACGGCCTCACCGCGCGCGAGCGTGGCGCGGGCCTCATCGAGTTCGGCGCGGTCGAGTGTGGAGAGCTGGTCGCGCATCGCAGCGAGTCTCGCAGAAACACGAACGCCCGCGCAAGACCGCGGGCGAGCGTGTGGCCGGGGGAGAGACGACCTGCGGAAGAGTGTGCAGCGCGGCGAGGCGAAGATCAACTGCTACGCTGCTACACCACTGCTACGGGCGCTGCTACGCGACGAAACGCTTCAAAACAAGGCTGCTACGCTGCTACACTCCATCTCTTATAGAGAGAGATATATATATATTTTATCAAGAGCGCGCGCGAGAGTCGGGCCCCTATTGGGAGGTGGGCGCGTAGCGGGTAGCGGCGTAGCGGTCAGGGGCGATGGCGCCACGCGCCGTCGGCGGTCTGGCAGTCCCAAACGCGGGTATTTCGGCCGTCTACGCGCAGGACGCGGGT